TTAAATTTAATGCCATTGCCACCAGAGGCACTCACAAGTTTAGAGTTGAGATTAACGACGACGTTTTTACCAGCAGCAATATTCACAGTGTCATTGAACGTCGATCCACCATCAACAGTAAGATTACCACCAAAAGTAGCACCACCATCACTAGAGATACCAGCGACATGGATTGTTTCAGCGAAGGTGATACCAGCGGCACTTGTTTGATGGGTTCCATCAGCGAAGGTGATACCAGTACCTAAATTGATACCATTATCAGCAGAGATACCCAACTTTGCATGGATAAGACCAGAATTAAAACGGTTTATTGTAGTAAAAGTATCAAAATTATTGTTCTGGAACATTCCTTTTGTGCTGGTTCCCTGTTTGATCTTAATTACACTGTCACTATTATACTCTATGTGCATGTTTGCAGTATTACCAACGAAACTTACATCTGGAAGATCAATACCACCAGCGTCAAGAGAGATACCAGCGATATGAATTACGGCGGTTGGATTGACTGCGGTCGTCTGGTGAGTTCCATCAGCGAAGGTGATACCAGCGGCATCCATTGAGATACCCGCTTGGGCATTTATCAGTTGTTCTGATACGAAAGGAACAAACTTTGTTTTTACTTCACTACTGCTTACAATAATTCTTCCCGGCGTACCACTGGATTTGGAATCAATTATAACTTCACTGGTTGATAATTTAACAGTTGGTCGAAGTACTGAACTTTGATTATTGGTCATGCTCTTGCCAAGTGGAATGATAATCGAATCACCAAAGGTAGCACCACCATCACTAGAGATACCAGCGATATGAATTACGGCGGTTGGATCTATACCAATTGTGCTTCCATTAAGTGTTAGTCCTGCATCAGCAGAAACTCCCCCAGCAGATCCGGCCGGTCCAGTTGCTCCGGTAGAACCAGTTGTTCCTTGGGCGCCAGCAGCGCCAGGATCACCATCGTCACCATCGGAACCTGCTGGTCCAGTAGCACCAGTTGCTCCGGTAGCACCAGTAGAACCAGTTGTTCCTTGGGCGCCAGCAGCGCCAGGATCACCATCGTCACCATCAGAACCTGCTGGTCCAGTAGCACCAGTTGCTCCGGTAGAACCAGTTGTTCCTTGGGCGCCAGCAGCACCAGTTGCTCCGGTAGAACCAGTTGTTCCTTGGACGCCAGTAGGTCCAGTTGCTCCGGTAGAACCAGTTGTTCCTTGGGCGCCAGTAGGTCCAGTTGCTCCGGTAGCACCAGTAGATCCATCCGATCCACCACCTCCACCACCAGAACCAGCAGGGCCCACTGGACCAGGTAAACCAGCATTAGATGCAATGGTTATACTTGGATTTGATTGTTGGATTTCTACTCGGTTCTGACTCATCTGGAGATCTCCCCAAGAACTTCAAATCTACCACTAACAACTTTAGTCACGGTTCCTTGTTGATTGATCTCCAGATCATAAAAGAATCTACCACGCGGAAGATTCTTAGTTGTAGCAGCATCCATCTGAATGAGAATTCCGCCCGTTGTGCCAGTTGCACCTGCACTACTTGAGTTTAGAGTTATTCCACCCGAACCAGCAGTCCCTTCAAATGTATTTCCCGGAGTATATTCACCAGTCACACCACCACCAGTCAATCCAGAAAAAGATACACTGTCATCTGCGTTGATAGAACCCTGAGCATGAAACAAAATAGCGTCTGCAAGAGCAGATCGACGACACATCATATCGGCGGTGTGTCCAGAAAGATCTTTAACTGCACCAGTTGCGTCCTTGAATGTCAAGTATAATGATAGGGTTTCACCCTGTTCGATTATTATTTCGTGATATGCTGAGGGCATAAATAGACTCCTTTTTTATTATTTATGCCGTGAGATACTTCCACGATTCACGGAAAAGGGGTTGAATTACCTTGCCGATCGTATCCGCATACTCTCGGATCTCCCACTGAGCATGTTCATCGATGCGTTGCTTGTAGAATCTTGCATACGCTGCAAGAGAACCCGTCCAGAACCATTCCGTGTACATTCCCTGCGGGAGAGCGAATCGTGCTTGCTCTGGAGCGACTCCATTACGAAGTAGTTCATTGTATGTATACATTGCAAGACGCATCACATTATCAAAGTTCTTCTCTGCCTCAGGATGAACCGAAATGAAGTCATCACTGCCTTGTTTTGCTCCATCTGTTGGTTTCCCTCGCCATGATGGGTAGTAAAACTCTGGTTCGAACGAGACATAACGGCGAGAGATCTCATTTTCAACAAATCCTTGCTTGTGCTTGAAGAACTGAGTGCGAATTGACACGGGTGCCTTGATTCTCAGCGTGATTTGAGGATGTGCAAACGGCGTCCAATGTCCATGAGTCGCAAGGTAGCGAATCAACTTCTTATCACCATCACACAGATCTCTTACGTCTTCGGGATGATATTGGGATCCACTTTCGGCAAGTCGGGTGACTGCTGCTTCGTCTGTACACCAATCACTTTCTTTATTGAATGAAACTCTCGCTGCATTGCAAACGGTCAAATCACTTCCCATGTGATCGACGAGTTGAACATGTCCTCTATCTAAAACTCTCATGATATCAATCCTTAATATTTTGAACAATTAGTACGATAATAACAGATGCTGCCAATCCAACCATTAACTTCAAGAAATCTTTCCCTACAATCGGGAACACTTTCTTGATACCATCCTTTTGACGGAAAGAGGCAATGGCAAGTTCTCTACCAGTAAGAAGTCCAACGAATACCCAAGTTGTTGACATTGGAATATCGTTTACTTCCTTGAAGATGTACAGTATAACAAAGTAAAAGAGATCAATCAAGGTTGCAGAACGTACATATTTAGTATTTTTCTTCTGTACTACGATCTCCTGAATCCTACCACCTCGGTGCTGAAGCATCCATGCAAGTCCACCAACGAATACGGCGGAGATAACAAACATGACACCAACTGGAATTTGTCGTGGGAGATACACGGCGATGTTTGCCATGTCGTGACTTAACCATGTCCACCAAAGGAATCCCGTGGTTATCCACTGAGCAACCATCCATCTTCTTTTGTTTGTGTCCTTTACACTCTTACCTTCATCGATCAGACGAGTGAGCATCAACCAGATGAAATATGCGGCAACACCTGCAACAGCATACCCAAGCATCGACTTCATCAGAACCTTCTGTAGCACCAGTGTTGATGCAAAGGCAGAAAGCACTAGGAATGAAGTAGAAACGGGAACACCGAAACGGGTCAATACAAGAAGCACTGCTGGGGCCAGTGCTTGATACCATTCTACTCCCTCAAACGGAATCTTGTTGAGTCTTCCGTAAGATATATCCCCGTCGTATGCCCACCAACCGTACCAGATGGCAATAAGAAGCACAGATGAGGCGTATACCCACATATACTTCCAGTTTACCTTTTTGTTACTCGCAATCCAAGTTCCGAGAGTCTGGATCGAATCATTTGCAATCACACTGTATGCGGCGAGGAGAAACCCTACCCACATCCATACTGAAATTTCGGACATTCTATACTCGTCTCCATTGATTTAGTTTGAGGGTTGCTCTCATTCCAGTGAACGTGTTGTCGTTGATAACCTTCTCGATTGTTCGAGTTGATTTATTGTATGCCATGTCATTGATATCCTTCTCCTTAATCGAAGAAGGCCAAATACAAATTTTCTTACCAAGTTCAATCAGTCTTTCGTTGTATCGAACTATCTGGATATTCCTTGGTTCATTGTCCAATACATAAACACCATCACTGTGCTTGAGATGTGCTGGGATTTGATCAAGTGCGCCAGCACCAACCATTGCAATTGAATTACGCAAGAAGAGACTGTCGAGGGGTCCTTCTACGATGTAGATCCTTTTCTTTGGATCGACTCGCCACTGTCCATACCAAAGTCTATCAGAAGACTTATCGCTCTTTACCGTGAGATACTTGACAGTTCGTCTGCGATTTGCATCCTCTTTGAAATTGATGCTGCGACCTTGTGCTGCTACAACTTCCCCGTCCTTGTTGAAAAACGGTATGATTAGTCTGGGTTCTGCTCCCACCATATCATAACGATCTGGATCAATTCTTTTCATGAATGATCCGAAGTTATCTGTATAGTATAACTTGTCCCAGTGTTCCTTTGGAATGCCTCGCATGTTGACAAACTCAACACACTGATGATCCTTAGACAATTCCTTGATGCAAGGTATACCCTTCAGGATTCCTGGTCTTGGTTTTGGATCTCGTCTTGAAAACTTGAACATCTCTTTTTCCTTCGGTTGTATATAGTTAGACTTGTTTGTCTCTCCATTCTTCCACCGCTCTAGAGCATATTCTTTCATTAAGTTGGGGGCAACCTGTTCGAGTAATCGATACAAAGAAAAACTTGCCTCGCAGTTGTGACACTTGTAAAAGAAGTCGGTTCCCTTCTGAAAGAAGAACCCACGGGCCTTGTTCTTGTTTTTCTTTGAATCACCACAGATAGGACATCTGCAATTCGCCAGATTGTCTCGCTTCCAAGCGAACTTTTCTAGTTGGGGTGAGAGAAAATTAATAAACTTCTTATCAATATATGTGGACATCAAACATTCCATCCAGCAAATTTCTGCTTGAACGAGTCCTCACCAAATCCATTACCATACTCGGTATCTTCTGATAGATTGGTATCAACCAATCCCGTTTGTTCATGTGGATCCACATCAAACAGTTTCATCTTCGCACGGTTAATACCGACAACAAATTTCTTGTTGGTAATAACATCATTATACCTGTTCTTCAACTGCTTGATCATCATCTGATTTGCTTCTTCTAGTTCTTCAGTGGAAATCAAAGCAAACATCAAATCTGCCGTTGCTGGCAATCCGAATGACTCGGACGTATCTTCAAGTCCAACATCACTGTTGTTGAATCCCGATCGGTTGGTTTGTGTTGCTGAGAAGATTGGGACATTCCGTTCAACTGCAAGACCGCGAAGTTCTTCCGCGATGGCCTTGATATATGTGTAGGAGTTTACGTTTGCATTTTGCTTCATTCGTGACGAAGCACAGATATTTAGGTAATCGATGAAGATAATATCAGGAATAAACTTCTTTTTTAGTTTCAGTTCATCGAGCAATGCCCTGAAGTGATTTGCATGTGCTGTGGCAGTAGGGTATTCCTTGACGATCAGTTTACCCGTACAACCCTGAGTTGCAGTTTCCAACTTCTTGTCGTAGATCTGCTTTGGTAGTGACTTCATGTCATCCATAGTGATGTCCATTAGGTTGGCATCGATACGTTCTGCAATCCGTTCTTCTGCCATCTCACATGTGATATACAGTACGTTGTTGTTTTGTGAAAGACACGCTGCTGCATGATGACACATAAACAAAGACTTACCCACACCAGTACCGGCAAGAATCATGTTCAGTGTCTTGTTTGGTGTACCACCTTGTGTGATTGTATTGAACATCTCAAGATCAAACGGAATCTTAGATTCTGCCTTATGGTAGAACTCATATCGTTCATCAGCATCTTCGATGTAATCATGTCCGATGTGAGTATCAAAGGAAACCGAGAGGGCCTCTGATAGGATTTCTGGTATGGCGTTTTCTGTTTGTGTTTCGTTCTTACCATCGATGATGTGGATAGACTCCATGATGGCATTGTAGACTGCTTTGTCTTTGCAGAACTTTTCACTCTTCTCGTACAACCATTCATCATCCTGTTCAGTGAACGAATCACACAGATCATTCAACACTTCAACACATGAATTGAATTGATCTTGTGTTAGGTTCTTTTGGGTATCCAAAGAGATGACAATCGCCTCTTTTGTGGGACGATTGCCATACTCTAGGATAAAATCTTGAACAGACTTGAACAGAGTCTTTTCTACGATGTCGTGAAAATACTCACCGTGCAAAAACGGCACGGTCTTCCGTGAATACTCCTCATTCAGAATTAGGTTCTGAAGGATCAGTTTCTCTACGGTATTGTTCTCTTGATTCATTGGAAGAGTCTCTCATTTCCTCAATTTCGGATTTCATTTTGGCGACAGTTGACTGCATTTTCTCGTCGAACTGTTCTTCCTTATATTCTACCACATCTTTGGGATTTTGCAACTCTTCTTCCATGATTTCGCATAAAACATCTCCCATATAATCGATGAGGCCGCCGTTGTCCTCGGTATTTACTTCGTGTGGATTCTCAAGAATCTCAAACTGGAAATTCATGATCATCTGTCCCTCGTTCTCTTTGAACTGTACTAGTCCATATCGATATACGAGGTCTTTATAATCCCCATCAGTTACCTTGAGGGCGCCTTCGAGCAGTTCGTCTTCTGACTTGTACTCGATAAATTCGTATGTATCACTGAACGCTATCTTCGACATTTTCTTCTTCCTTTTCTTGAATTTCTTCTTCGATGCCGTATTTGAATTCCTTTGCAACGGCAACTTCCATTTGCTTCATTACCTCTGGTGTGAAATACTTCTCGGGGGTTCTATATAGAACCTTCTCGAAAACCTTACTTCCGTCTGGCATTTCCAATCGAGTAGAAACCTTCTTGAAGATCTCGTACTTAATGGCAATCTCGACAAGTCCATAGTATGGATTCAATCCCTCATCATAGTTCAGCATGACATCGATCATCGAGTTCTCTTTGGTCATTCGTCCCTTGAAGAGTTTACAGTGAATGATATTTCCGATGATATCGGTTCCTTCTTTCACCTTCTTCTTTGTGAGATATATGATAGTCGAAGCAGCATACTTTAGTCCAGAACCACCACCCATAGTCTTCATCGGGAACATAGAACCAACGACATCATAAGTATGATTTGTCATGATCAGAGGAATTCCTGCCTTGCCCAACTTGAGGGTAAGGACGCGGAAGGTTGCTTTGATTACTTGGGCCCGAGTCATATCTCTCGTACCCTTTCCTTCTGCTGTGTCTTCCATCTCTTTGGCAGTCGAAAGCATACCAAGCGAGTCGAGACAGATAAGCATTGGTTTCTTATCCTTCTTTGCAAGTTCAAGGTAATTGTCCACAACCGTAATTGCTTGGTGACGGAAGTCCTCTACAGTAGCAACAGGGAAAACTGCAACTCGATCCGGATCACATCCACGATCCTTGAACATGTCAGAAGTTACTGCCTGCTCGCTGTCAAAATACAGAACAACACCATCAGGGTTATCACGGAGAAATTTATGTACAATGCCAATCGTAAAGTACGTCTTACCAGTTGCACTTTCGCCAGCGATCGCAAGAATTTTATTATCAGGTATACCCCCGTACAAACTGCCAGAAAGCAGAGCATTAAAAGCATAAGACCCAGTATCAACGAATCCATCTACATCTGCTCCTTCTAAACCATCTGCAACAACGCTTGCATATTTGTTGCCTGTCTTACCGATCATTTCATTAAGAAAACTCATTCTGTAATCTCCCAATATCTTCTTGTGCTTCACGCAATTTTTCACGCCGATTCATTTTATCTTCTAGAATGTCCTTTGGACATGACTTGTCTTTCATGAGGAATTTTATACTCCTCCCAAGATCATCTATTCTATCAGAAATTAAATTATGTGCAACCTTCAATGTTGCATGTTCAAGTTCCACTTTCAACTTCATGCTCTACCTCAGTTTCATCGCCGCCGCGGATCGCGGCCACTGGTACTTGTTGCAATACACCAATGATAGATGTAAACGCCTGATATGGATCCATGTTTGCCGCAGGCCTTCGATCTTCGAGATGTCCGCGTTCTTCGTTTGCAGTATCGGCAGGAATGCGGATAGATTTGGTTCTATCCGAAACACCATACGAGAAGTCCTCGATGTGTGCAGTCTCATGCTTTCCTGTCAGTCGAAGATTATTGTCTTCACCATAGACACGAATCAGTTCAGGATGATTACCGAACTCATCACAAACACTTTCCAGATATTCTATACTGGATGACTTTGCCATACGCATGGATGGAGTCGAGAAGTTGATGTGTGCGCCCGAACCGTTCCAGTCACCGGTCTTTGGTTTGGGGTGGAGACTAATGGAATACTTATATCTCTCACTAATCAGTTCTGCCATATACCTTGCCATCCAAAGTTGATCAGCAACGGTTAGTGCGTCCATGTATCCAACCTGATACTCCCACTGCCCGAGCATGACTTCGGCGTTTGCACCTTCAATGGGAACACCCATTGTCTTGCAAGTTGCATAGTGTTCGTTCACAAAGTTTCGTCCAACAGATCTCATTGAACCGACACCACAATAGTATGGGCCCTGTGGTCCGGGAGTACCCTGTTCCCACCCAAGAATCGTACTAGTTTCAGTGTTGTAAATAACATACTCTTGCTCGACTCCGAACCAGTAATCTCTGGTTTCTGGATTGTCTTTGAGAGTCATGCGAAGAGGCGCACGATAGTTTGTTTCGTGTGGCGTCTTTCCGTCTGAGTTGAATACCTCACAGAACACAACAAAGGTTTCCCACGGTGTCTTCGACAGACTGTATGGTCGAAGGATCAAATCACTTTTATGTGGGTCTGCCTGATTACAACTAGATCCATCGAACATCCATTCGGGAATCATCTGAAGATTCATGCTCTCTTGATCATCATCTACTTCAATCAACTTAGTCTTACTACGAAGTTGTGGTGTGATGTTTCCATCCAACCAAACATAATTTACTTCAATCCATTTCATTTTATATCTCCTATGCAAAAAACGATTCGAGTGTGTTAACTTTTTCTGTGTTCCAACCAACCACGTTCAGAATATTCTTCAGTGGATCGAGGAAACTTTTATCAAACTGTAGATCATAGTTTACAAACCTATGAATGTCAAGTTCTTTTGGTAAACTATTTGGAAAGGCGATGACATGATCGTTCGTTGGGTTTGGAACCTTGAGGTAAGTAAACTTCACCTTATCACCCTCAACAATTGATCTGTATTTTCTGGACAAACCACCGATCTTAATCATCCTATTATATATCAGGGATCCCTTGACTGCGATGGGTGTACCCTTTCCGTAAACAGTGTTGCTGTCTTGATACTTCTCCATGCCAGACACGGAACGGGGGAACGAGATCTCCTCGGGATCGAGTTGATTGAATTCATCCCGGAACTCCTCGATGAACTGGATAATAGTATCCTCATCCGTGGACATGATCAACCCGATCACCTCCTTGAGTTTCTTGCGAACGATCGCAGGAGTTGAACTCCGACTCGTCTCGATACCCATGATCTTGAGTTTCGGTTCGGCGTACCGAACGCCCTCGGAGTCGAACACATTGAGCATGTACCTTTTCTTGGCAGTCCAAATACCCTTGTTCGCAATGACTTCTCTACCCATCACCATCTTGTTGGTGTATGCATTCATCATACGAGAGAGTTGATTATACTCCTTCTCGATGAATGGTTCAATGATCTTCTCACATGAATTATCAAGGAAATCTACGATGGATGTATCGTCCTTCTTCGTGCAAACCTTGTCTACTAGATCACCAAGGCCAATGTACACACTGTCTGTGTCACTTGCGATGATGTAGTCTTTGTCATCGGAGTCGAGAGCATTGTTCAGGAACTTGTTTAGTGAATCCTGAATCCAGCGAATACTCAACTGCCCGGACAAGGTGATTGCTTCTGCCATATCGACATCGAAGTAGCGGAAGTATTGATTACCAATCGCACCATAAGCAGAGTTCAATTGAATCTTACGAACCAACTGGAAGTTGTTGAACTTTGCAATCTGGTAGTCTAGTTCCCGATTGTCGGGATCTTTCTCCTTCTGCTTCTGACATTCAATCATCTTCTTCTTGTACATGCTACGTTCTTCGTACATCTTCTCCATCAACGCAGGGAGGAACCCCTGAACGTCTCGACGGTAGCACGTTCCGTTGGCAGCGATCGAGTAGTCTTTACTCTTGTGGTTGAGCAAGGCCTTCTTCGGACGATCACTTCCCTCAAGGATACCATTAGGCGTAATCATGTAATCTTTGTCCTGTTCGATCTTCGTCTCAGGACTGATGTTGTATTGCATGATCAAGTGGGGATACAGACTGTTCAAGTCGAAAGACACAACCCAGTCATGTTGTCCTACGATTGGATCCTTAACATACGCACCAGCAAACTGTTCGTCCTTCTTGGAACCAGACTTCATTGGAATCACAATGTTCTGTTCCGAAAGATAATGATAGATGATCTGATCCCACGTTCGAACTTGGGAGAACACATCCTCGAAGTTTACCTTGGCAGAGTACGCAAGTGCCAATGACAGTTCGATGAGTTTGAGTTTATCTTCCAATCGAACGATCAGTTCCACATCTTTGACATTGTACTCGACAAACTTCTGGAAGTCCTTCTTGTAGAACTCCGCCATACTGTCGAACTCGTCGTAGGATAGTTTCGCATCACCCAGTTCGACGTTGGCAATGTGATCCAGTCGATACGACTCTTGGTTAATATAGGTAAAGTTTCGGTAGAGATCGAGATAGTCAAGAACAGAAACACCCATGATCTGGAACGTCTCATGCTCTCGATTCATTTTCTGAATCGTCTTGGATCTAATCTTTTTCCACGGAGAAAGGACGTTCACTTCTCGTTCACCCAACACACGATTCATTCGGTTTACAAGGTATGGGATGTCGAAGAACTTGATGTTCCACCCGGTTACAATATCCGGATAGTCTTCGCTCCACAACTCCAAGAATGTACGAAGCAGATCCTCTTCGTTGTCGAATGAGTATTGTTCATACTCTTCAGGAAGTTCGAACTCACCAAGACCGAAGACGAAATACTTACCGTCAAGGCAATAGGTGATCGTAATCACTTGTTCGTTGGGATCTGATATCTGTGGGAATCCACCCTCGCATGTCGTCTCGATATCGATACTGGCGATCTTGATCTTGTCGATGTCATAATCGACTTCTTTGGGAAAGATGTCACCGATGAACTGATACACATAGTCAGTGTTGCCGTAGACTTGAAACCCTTGGACTCCATCATACCTACGAACAAAGTCCCGGCAGTCTGAAACTTGTCCGGGTTTGATCGGTTCGACAAACTTACCATCTAATGTACGATACTTGGTTTTCTCGTTCGATGGAAGGAAGAGTGTCGGGTTGTATTTTTCTCGAATCTGTGTGGGTTTTCCGTCTTTGATTCCTCGGTAGAGGATGTAGTCGCCAATCATTGACACGTTAGTGTAGAAGAAATCACTCGGCATCTTTATCCTTGATATACGCAGAAAGTAGAACCATATAGTTAATCACATCGAGGCATGTATCTTGGAAAGACTCGTCCTCAACGTGCATCTTACCAGATTGTATGAAAGAACTCAAGCGACTCATCTTGTCTGTGATACGAACAAGAAATCCTTCTTCAGTTCTACAAATACCCATTGCCTCACAACGAGTAAAATTGGCGAATGGTTCTGCTCCACCAGCACCGGCATAGTCACGATTTTTTAGATTCATCAGTTCTCTTGCTTGAGTACAAAGTTCTGAATGATGTTTGAGCAATTCATCTCTAGTCATTATTAATTCCTGTGCTTCCGAAACCACCAACACGTTCGAGAGATTCATTTGAGATGACACCTTCTTCGAACTGAAAATTCACCATCTCAACGACCTCACCTTGGCAGATTCTATCTCCATGTTCAATCCGGAAAGGTTCAGCAGACGTATTGTGTAGCAATGCGAATACTTCCTTCCGGTAGTCTGAATCTATTATACCCTGAGAATTTGCTAATGCAACCCCATTCTTCAAAGAAATTCCAGAACGTGCATGAAGTCGCACTGAATGCCCAAGAGGAATTGCCATACTGAACCCCGTAGGCACTAGCATCCTTTCTGATGGTTCAAGTACAATTCCATTGTCGGAACACGGGACATCAAATGCCGAGTTGAAGCGATCGTAGATCGTTACGACATGCCCTTCTGGTACATAGGCACGAATATCGAAACATGCCGAACCGTTGGTAGCATGGGTGGGTGTATTTACACCATCATATAATTTATTAATCTTCACAATTGTACTAGTCAATTCTTACCCTTTCGCTTCTTGTAGGAATTCTTCTTACGGACTTCTTTGTCCTTCTTTTGCTTCTGTGTCTCTGCTTCTGCTTGCCGCTGTGCTTCTCTCTGCGTGTGTAGTTCCTGAACCTTCAGTGAATACTGCCGGTGGTTCTCTAACATACGAGTGTGTTCCGACTCGGGATAGTGTCTTTCGCTGACAAGTTTCTCCATAACATGGAATCCAACTTCATAGTCGTGACAGTAGAAAGCAGTCGCACCCAGTTCATCGAGTGCCTGCCACTTGTATACTTCATCTGCAAGGAATAAAATATCACCATGTGGATAAGGTAAAGATGCTGCTTGTTTTGCATAAAGATATGCTGCCCGTGGCATGTTGTTCATGCGATACATCCGAGCAATCTGGTGTAGAGGTTCTGCCCTGATCGGTCGGTAGTCATATGCCTGTATGTACTTGTGTGCTTGAACGTCAATTGGTTCTTCTAATAGGGAAGAACAAATTGCTACGCGAAACAATGAATAGAATGCTTCCTCTTCCCAACCACCAAGAGCAGCACGTTTTGCATATGCTTCAGACGCTTTGACCCATTGCTGTGAATCGAAGTAACTTTGTCCAAGGTAAAACCAATACCGATGATTGTCTGGTTCGTCCTTGATTGCTTCTTCAAGAACCACGGCATCTCTGCTGTACTTTTCAACTGGATCAATATCGACGTTTCGATTTCCTTCTGTTCTTGCCTCAACGTGATAGTTACCATCTATACGCACAGAAGTTACTGGTTCTGCACCATTATCACAATTAGCATATTCATGCAGAATACCAGAATACTTCCAACCCATACCAAGTTTAAAGACTTGATTTCTCCACCATGTGAAATCGCCACGATGAATCTTCAGTGAGTACGAATGAATGTTCATCTCCTCGGGCCAACGGAAGTCACCGGCGATTGAGTCGTCTGCATCAATAACCCATGCATACTCAGCATCACTCTTCTCGGCATTGTGGAGTGACTCGGTGCGTGATCCCATCTTACCAGCATGATCACCGAATCCTTTCCAATCAGACTGATGAACTTCACCGGGGATTCCCTTTTCATCAAAGAACTTCTTGATGATGTCCTGTGTGCCATCAGTCGATCCGGTGTCAGTGATATCATACCTGTCGATGTGAGGATAGCAAGACTCCAAACACCTTTCGATACAGTGGTGTTCGTCCTTTACAATCATACAAAGGGTAATTTTTGGGCGTGGGTTATCCATCAACTCATCTCCAGTTCATTTTTTATCCAGTCCCCGATAGAAGTTTCGGGTGACCAGTTCAATTCAGTTTTAATTTTATGAATGTTCGCAAGAGTGGTGGTGACTTCACCTTTTCTCTGCTCTATATGTATTTGGTTTTTTGATATCATGTTGGCAAGTTCCTTCACTGAATGGTTTACACCAGAACCAACATTATAAATCCCACCCTTGATGTCAGAATCTGCCATCATTACATTGGCACGAACCACATCAGAGACATTAACAAAATCTCGTTTCTGTTCTCCGGTTCCAACAATCTCCAGAGGAAGACCGTTCTTATACCTCTCCATGAAAATTGCAATCACTGGAGGATATGCTCCATCGACACGATGTCCGTTTCCGTATACGTTGAAGTAACGAAAGGTGTTTACATTGAGATCGTTGTTGTAATACTCACACAATTGTTCAGCACAATATTTTGACAACGCATACGGATTCAGTGTTGGTTTCAGATGAGAGGACTCGCATTGAATCAGGTGATCGCACTCATATACGGCACAGGTGGAAGAAAAAATGACACGTTCTACACCACATTCTCTTGCAGTCTGAAGAACTCTATTCGTTCCTAAAACATTCTGTCGTGTAGTATGTACGGGATCTTCCAATGAAACTTGAATACTTGCTTCTGCTGCCATGTGAAAGATCGTGTCTATATTGTAGCGATCAATCACTTCGGTGAGTAGAGGAACATTGTTAATGGAACCAACGTAGTTTTTAGAATTTGGATGCCAAGTTCCGTGAGCATTCTTATCCAAACAAACAACTTCTCTTCCATCAGAAAGAAGAGTCTCGACTAAGTTACTACCGATAAATCCTGCACCACCTGTAACCAAATAACTCATCGTTTAAATACTTCCATCCAATGATCCACCATTTCGTGCATCATCGATTCAAATGTGTACTCAAGTTTAAATCCGAAAGTTTCTTTTGCCTTTGTGCAATCACCTTTCAGGTACTTCAGTTCTTCTGGACGCATGTACTTTGGATTCTGTACAACGTAGTCTTCCCAGTTCAAATCGAGGTGACTGAATACCACATCAACAAGATCACGAACCGAGTGTGTCTCACCAGTCGAAAGAACAAAGTCATCTGCCACATCGTGATTGATGATATCAATCATTCCACGAGTATAATCCTTGGAGTGTCCCCAGTCTCTATACGAATCCATGTTACCTAGTTCTAGTTTATCCACAAGTCCAAGTTTGATTTGGACGGCAGTCTTGACTACCTTGCTGGTTACAAAGTTGGAACCGCGGCGTGGAGATTCGTGGTTGAAGAGAATACCGTTACATGCATGAAGGTTGTACGCATTGCGATAGTGACGAACTAGATTATATCCCAGAACCTTCGAGCAACCGTATGGACTGACTGGAGTAAGTGGAGTTGTTTCTCGTTGGAAACCATCTTCGTCTACAGAGTTACCAAACATTTCAGAAGAAGATGCTTGATAGAACTTTGCCTCTGGACAGTGCTGACGATACAGTTCCAACATACTAAGCACGCCGATTCCATTTGTCTCGATCGTAAATTGTGGCACATCAAAACTAACTCGGACATGACTCATGGCACCGAGGTTGAAGATGTGTGTTGGTTTAGCATCAATCATCACTTGAGATAAAGATGTTGGATCAAGCAAGTCACCATATCGGGTGTGTAACCTATCGTGATTTTCTAGGTGATTTAGTCTGGACTCTTGATTCTCGGATGTCGATTGTCTCCGAACAATACCATGAACTTCATAACCCTGATCAAGAAGATGTTCTGTTAGATAACTCCCATCTTGACCAGAGATACCCGTAATAAATGCCACTTTACTCATTTAAAAATCTCCATATTTCTTAAGTCCGGATAGTCAGTCACTAACCATTCACGCGGTTTTGTATCAATTACTTCGTCTAGTTTATCTAAACCAAGTTGTGCAGTTTCGGGTGTCATGTAATAATGATATCCCATAGTATCAACATTCTGTTCCCTCCATGGCACATTAGGTATTCTACCATCATATGACATCTTTTTCAAGGACAAAGCAGCATTTTTATCATCGGTTAAGATCATGCCTCCACGACCTAAACTGAGGTGCTTCTGGAACTGAAAACTCAAACACATAAATGTGTCGGGTATGTAACCTCCACGTTTCCAAAATACGGCAGCGTCTATAATGTTTGTATTTCCTATCGTGTAGTAATCTTGCCAGTCTTCGTCGTTCCAAACCCACGACAGTCCAAGTTTCTCGGCAGTCATTGGGATAGAAAGATAAGTTCTTGTTGGGATACTTACGTCATTGGACTTCGTATATCTCAGACACAACTCTATTCCATGTGTACAACAGTCAACGGCAACTGCGTAAGGCGCACCGTAAAACTCTGCTATAGCATTTTCAAACTGATCGACATAATTCATTTTAATCTATCTTCCGGTACAATGGAATCAACACGGAACGTATCACTTTCATAATCAGATCCACCTCTAAGACCTTGACTAAAAACTATAAATTCATTTCCATCATCACCAATAACTAGAGCATGGATTTCGTTGGGTGGAGTAGAAACCATATCCCCAACATTTGCCACGACATATTTGGCAGGTTCGTTAGAGTCAATTGGTTTGTACCAATACTCAAGGGAACCAGCGGTTATTAAAATGTGTTGTGTTGTTTCTTTGTGGTAGTGATTACCCCGAAGACAATTTGCATTTGATTTGATAGTGGCAACATGATCTATGCTTTCGTTATAGAAAACATCAACGATCATGCCCCTATTATCTTCGTGCTTTTCTAGAGGGGGACTCGGAACATCCCAAACATTCTTAATTTTCATTTTCACTCCGGTAATGATATAAATTCTATGTTACTATTTATCTTGTTCAACGATGTCTTTATGATGTCTGAAATATTCCAAGATAAAATCAAAGCATAAACTTTATCATATCTAGAAAATATCTCATCAGAGACTATGGGAATTCTGGTCAGCGGAGTATACTTTCCTTGCTTATGTTCAGATATATCTGTTACATAATCTAAAACTGTTTTATCTAGATTGTAGTAATTTAAAAATGTATTTCCCTTGGCGGCAGCACCAACGGCAACAATAGGGTATCCCTTTGACTTTATGTCATAGATTTTACTGAGGAATTTGTTCCTATCGTCTGTTAATTTTGTCTGGAACTTCTTGTACATACTTGGTTCAAATAATCCAAACTCAGTTTCACGTTGAATAAATTCTTCAGTTATAGGTTGTAGTTGTACGTTCGAACATTTACGAGCAAACACACGAAGGGATCCTCCGTGATAATCCACTACCTCGATATGAAATATCTCCAGTCCAACTCTCTTCAACATTTCATAAGAAAATTTTGCTGTGAAATAAGTCACATGTTCATGATAGATCTGATCAAACTTACCGTCGCGGATTGTATTGTACCAATAAGGAAGTTCGTATACAAACACACCATCATCACACAACAAATCCGATACACCCTGAGCGAAGTCTACTGTATCGTTTGCATGATTAAATACATTGTTGGCAACAACTAAATCAGCAGATCTAAAATCTTGTTTGATTGTGGGGACAGACTTGCTGGTGAAGAGTGTATTATATGTTGGGACACCACGTTCGTTTGCCAAAGAACACATGTATGGTGAAGGATCAACACCAATCGCATCAAAACCTCTATCAATGAATTGCTTTGTCAGGAATCCATCATTAGATCCAATTTCAATAACAGAGGAACCTTCGGGTAAATTCAAAAATTCACTGACTTCATTTGCATATGAAATCCAGTGTGTTCTAGAAAAATTAGAATTTGATGATGTGTAAGAATAATCATATAGATTATATCTCTCATCGGGTTCAGTTTGAGTACCAAGTCTGACTTCGCCTGTATCTGTGTCCAGAAAACACTCTAAGGGATAAACAGGTTCGGACAAATTTAATTGATCTTTACCGATGAATGTATCTGCATAAGGATGCATACCCAAGTCTAAAATTTTATACATTTAAATTTTCCTTATCTGCATCCACACCAAAGTAAGGACCGGTTTTAAACTCATAGAAAATAGTATTGTCTTCTAGAACTTCAAGGGAATGTCCCCCTCGATATAATATTGCACAGTCACCTTCATGAAGATCCGTCTCCAACAAAAAAGAATCATCAATGTCATAGTAAGCAACACGAACACTGCCTTTATGAATGATCCAACTCTCCTGTGTGATCGTGGTTTCTCTAACAATCCCTATATGTTTATGTGCTGGGACTTGTACAGACTTAGAAATTTTTCTCGCACAACCCTGTAAGAATTCTTCAGGAGGAGATAGATCTGTTCGATACTCTGATATATCGTCAAATCGATTGACAATTGCAATAAGAGTATCGGGTTCAATTTTTGAATGCACTTTCATCCTTTGAACACTACACCGTAGAGTTCCAGACATTCCACATCATACTGCTTACACGTTGCTCGTACTCTTTCCTTCAACTGTAGGAACAGTTCGACATCGTTCTGTGTGTCCGTGTAAAGATCTTCTGCGTCAAGCATGATGTGCTTAACATGTCCAGTCTGGAAAATCTTTTCCAGTCCAACCACACCCTTGACAGTTTCAATCTTAGGACAGAAATTAACATGTTCTGGGAGGACACTTGCGATCATGTTCACTTCAGATGGAGTCTCGATGTTTGACACTGCAAAGTATTTGATGTTCGGATACTTTGCCATCATCTCTAGTGCATCTGGGACATGTAGGGTTGGTCGTGGTGGTTTACTTCTGCCCTTTGGATAATCTAGAAAGATATCCTTACCGACATTAACAAACTTGTCCAATTCGGTCTTGTCCTTCACATGTGCCATGTTGATTCTTACAACAACATTCTTCACGTTTTGGAATTCGGGTAGAGTAAGTAGGTGGTTCGATAGTAAAATCATTATGATCCTTTCTTTCTATCAGCGAACTTGATAGGTTCTTTCAAGTCAAATGTTGAACGGGGATTAATATGAACGAAGTTATCTTCATCATAATACGATGAAAGATATGAATTAATAAAAATTGATTTACTGGGTAAATTGTTACTATTATTTAGGGAGCAACATTCCCATACAGTGGGATTGTTGTTTAAATCTAACGTGATTGGATCACCAGCAAATCCTCCAACATATGTTATGTTTTCATTCTTAACTATAACACATCCAATACCGTTTGTCAAATTCTTTTTTAGTTGAAATGTCAAAACTTCTCCGGGTGTTGGTTCGTTATGCAGGATAGGATTGACGACGGCATCATTGTACTCGCGGGTGTTGCCTAAATTTGCCCTTGTTAGTTTGTTAAGTGCCGTTACATCGTCAAGAAAATCACACGAAACTTGAGATCCAACCACAACAATACTAGACTCAGGAGCAAAACCAGTAACTAATTTTTTTGCTTGACATCCCAAAATCCACAATACACCAGAACCAATATCACTGTACTCTACTAGTGTTTGATCGTTGTCAACAGTCACCGCAGTTATAGAAACTTTCAGAGAATGTCCCACGACACTGAAGATTGGTTCGTTTGGATTCTTGGCACGAAGCAACTTCCCCGAACCAGTGTAGTCAAAGTCTTTGTCTACTATAATTGGATTATCTATTACTTCTTCCATGGCCATCCTTTATTAAATTCTTCTACACTGACAAATCGATTTGCCTCTGGCACATCACCAAGAAAATATTTGGTGATCCCGTTTGCGATATCAACATGCTGCGAAATATTGTAGTCACTCATGACGAGTTGAAAGTTATGTTCGATTGCTTCCTTCATTTCTTCATACAACTCAGGACTAAGACTATCTAGAATGTCAGACAACTCTTCTTCAGTATCAAACTGAAAGATCCCATCCTCTCTGAATCCAAACTCAGATAGGTTCGGCGCACCGAAGTAGATAGGAACGGTTCGTGTCCAGAAGCACCCAAGGATTTTTTCTTGCCAGTGATTTCTTTGGATATGATTCTCCACCGCGATAGAAAACATAGCATCAAACATAATTGATTTATTATAATCATCCAACACGGTGGGTGGGTATGTTTGTGGTAACAGTTCGGCGCCGGGGTATGGAGTTCGACGACCAGACCATACCTTGTGCGGAACACTGTGATTAGACAGAATTTCTGCTGCTGGTTTACGAATCCAGAAACCGTGCTTTGTTTCTTTCCAATTAGAAACAAGGTAACTGACATAAAACTTTTTCTCATCAAACTCTGGTTTATATGCAGGGTCTATGTAAGGATCATGGTGAACATGATACATGATTGAACCGGGGATCTGTTCGATGATGTCCTCGTTATATGTTGTCATAATTAAATCATATCGCTCCGCAGCAGATTTAATCTCATCGATCGATGAACATGACCACGGCGGTTCACTGTCAATGTAAACATACTTTGTGTCTGATTCTCTGGTGAAATTAGATACGAGTCTAGTGTCTACATGACACTTGAAGGGTAGATCTAAATACAAACCAGACCATGGTCCGGTGCAATGGGCAATGGGCATTCAAAGTTCTCCGCGTGATCGCATTTCTGCTCTAACCTTAGTCGCGGAAATACCATGAACTTCCTCACCAAGATCATGTTCAGTAAAGGTGTAACCGACAGTTCTGCCGTATGATATATCAATAACATTAGGGATCCGAAGGATCATGTACTCAACTCCATACTCATAACCTTTTTCTGCCAACACCTCTATGATTCGTGCAGCAACCTCATCAAACTCAAATGGATTGTCTGCCTGTCCTTCTACACCAGCATCAACTCCACCGACTTCTCGACACATAATACATACCTGGCCGGTTTTTTCAAGTGCTTTCTCAAACAAGGCACTGTGTCCATCGTGCCACGGTTGCCATCTACCAAGCATCTGGACTGTTGGTTTTGTCCAATCAAACATAATGCATTCTCCTCAAGTAATTTGAATCTTCTCTTGTGTAATTAAAAGTTTGTAAATCAATATTATAAACTTCCTCTACTAGATCACAGAGATTTTTCATCTGTGTTTCTGTTAGAGGGTTTTGCTCACCTAGTCTAGAAGACACACTAAATCGGACATCATCAAAAGGATCAAGATTTAATTCAGTCTGAATCATTTCAAATGCATTGTCTTCTAGTCTATAGATTCGATCATAGTATGTTGTTTTGTTCATCATGTACCGGATAGGAATAACATGATCGTGCTTTTTTGGTTGCCAGTCATGACGAAGAACATCGATATACTCTAGGAATTTATCAAAGTCCTCTGCAATATACTCGTAGTAATAAGAAATTATTCTATCGTATGGGTTACGAACTACCACAAACTTAAAATGGTTTGGGTAATTCGGTAGATCAGCAACTGGTCTTGCAACCTTGCGGATCTCCTTATGCAACGGAGAATCATGAACCTCTACGTTGTCTCTGTGTACTGGGATCATACCTTCTACATATTTCTGAAGATGGTACTTTAGGGAACTTGCTCCCGCCCTTGGTATGAAGTGATACACAAAATTTTTGCTATCAGATACCAGCAATTGCTTCATAATTTAGTCTCCACTCATCAATCATAATATTTAATGTACTGTCCTTATTTATGTCCTGTACAAACATGTCACCGGCGGTGTGGGAAAGAATAACTCGATATGAATCTCTGGTGTTTTTCTTATCCTTACCCAAACACTGAATCATGTCTCCCGTTTCCATATTCTCGATCGGATACTCCTTGTAGATTGCAGACAACACTTCGTTGTATCGATTGTAGTCTGATCTATTCATCATGCCCATTTTACATGATATAAAATTTGCACAGTCCATACCATATGCAACTGCTATTCCGTGTGGTATTTTATTTTTCATAGCACCCTCAATGGCATGGCCAAATGAATGTCCGTAGTTGAGTATTATTCTCTCACCCCTATCGAATTCATCATTTTCTATGATTGTTTTTTTAATGAACAAGCACCTACGGATAAGATCTGATAGGGAAACTTCGCCCCCGTGGAAGTGATCTCGGAATAGTCGTAAACTTTCCTCGCCGTCGATCATTATGTAATGTAAAAGTTCACCCAACCCAGACATGAGTTGTAAACGAGGGAGAGTGTCGAGCAAACTAACATCAATATAAACTGCTGATGGTGGATAAAAATTACCCAGTCTATTTTTATACTTGGAAAAATTGATGGATGTTTTCGATCCAATACAACTGTCACCCTGTGCCAATAGTGTGGTTGGTATGAAATCCCATTCTATGCCCCTAAACATTATTGATGCGGTGAATGAAGTTACATCTTGAATAACTCCACCACCAAACGCAACCAACTTAGTGTTGCGTGTTATATCGAGTTCGGTTAACTTAGAGATGAGTTCACCAACTCCATCGAATGACTTTTGATATTCTGATGCCGTCAATGAAATTACTTTGTGGTTTTTCAGATCAGAGACATCAAGATAATCGTCAACAATAAAAACAACATCGTCTGTATCGTACTGTCGTAATACATCGAGATAAGAACAAAACTCTACGGTATATTTTCGTGAGGATGATGAGATCACCAATTCATTTTTCACCACTGACATACCCCCCGTCTATTATTATATTTTGTCCAGTGATATAAGTGTTTAGATCACTACACAAAAACAAAACTGTGTTCGCAATCTCTTTCGGATTGGCAAGTCTACCCATAGGTATTTTATTTTGTGTCTGTTCGATACCACTGTCACCCAAAACTTCTCTTGTCAAATCTGTCAAAGTGAATCCCGGTGATACACAGTTAACTAACACATTCTTGTGTGCTAATTCTACCGCTAGAGTTTTAGTCATTCCAATTAGAGATGATTTTGACATCGTGTATAGAAGTCTTTGTGGTTTAGATACAACACCGTAGATAGAGGCGATGTTAATAATTTTACCACCGCCATTATCACTCATGCTTTTACCAACTATTTGATTTATCCTGAATGGTGATTTAATATTAACATCCATAATGTGATCATATTCTTCTGGAGTGAATCCATCAAATGATTTAATTTTATTGACACCAGCATTGTTTACACAGATGTCAAACTTCAAATCTTTTATCTTAGAATAAAAGTTTTCACGCGAAGATGAGTTTGTAAAGTCAACCTGCATGTGCGTATCATGATCTTGATGAGATTTGCTTGTGGTATAAACAACTGCACCGGCAGCAGAAAGGGTAGTTTGAATCGCTTTACCGATTCCCCTAGATGCTCCGGTTACTAATGCAGTTTTACCAAACAAGTCCATCAGGTAGTTCCGTACTTACGAACCAATTCTGCCTTGATCGTGGGACACTTGTGTCCGAGGTTGTATACAATCTCGTAGAAACACATGACAGAAAGAATCTCATGTTGATGAAAATAATCATTATCGAAATTGATCTCTGGGATCTTAGAATCTAGACAGTTAGAACCAGATCCGGAGATCAAAGTACATGCCCAATTGTGATTTTCGTTTGCCCAATTAAGAGCAGAAACAACATTCTTAGAATTACCAGAACCAGAAAATCCAATAACCATACTTCGTTCATTGGGATTGGCATAAAGATCTAACCAATCCTTGAAGATGTTTTCATAACCGAAATCGTTGGCGATGGAGGTCAGAAGAGACTGACTATCTAAAGACCACACTCTCTTTTTAGTTAGACGAGTAATGTCTGCTGCTGCATGACTAGCAACCGCCATGTTTCCACCGTTACCGATGACGTAAATGGTATCAGCATTGTTGATACCTTCAATCATTCTCTCCCACTCAGGAGTTTCTACTTTTTCTCTCAACTGTTCTTCTAGATTTCCAAATGGCGCACTGTTCATGTACTGCTCCTTATTGTGTAAATGCATTGTTGTATGTCATCATCAGTTACTGCTAGGTTTGGTCGCAGTCTAACCGACTTTTCTCCGGTAGGATTACATATCATACCATTATTCTTGAGTTTGTCAACAAAATTATCGCGGATGGTTTTGCTTTCCATGTCAAAAGCAATCATCAATCCGATGCCTCTCACATTCAGCAAACCATCCACAGAGGAAAGATCGTTGACTAATTTTTTCCCCTGCTGTATGGCATTATTTAGCAAGTCATATTCTTCGTATGCCTTCATTATATAAGTTGATCTCAACATGTCTACTATATCACCATCAAAGGTAACACACAAACGACTGCCGTTTGTGAACGGGATCTTTGGGGTACTCATGATACCAGACACCTGACTTTTTTTGCCAAACACAACAATATCCGGTTCGATATCAAGATGCTCGAAGTACCAAGGTTTGCCTGTTGTACCAAACCCTGTTTGAATCTCATCGAAGATCAATGGAATGTCATTGTCCTTTGCCATCTTAGAGATAGACTTGAGATATCCCATGCTAAAATGATTGTCCCCAAATGTCGCTTGAATTGGTTCAACTAAAATACCGGCAACATTACCTTTGGTTATTTGAAAGTCCAATTCAAATACATTATGAACTTTCGGCCAGTGAAGATTGGGGAATCCATGAAGACGATCTTTCACTGGATAGAATTTACTAGTGGCGAAATTACCATAAGAATGAATACCATGAAAACTATTCGCAAGGGAAACTATGGTATCCTTACCACTATAATCCATTGCAAGTTTGCAAGCACATTCGACGGCCAATGATCCGGTGCAAGTAAAGTGATAGTTTTCGTACTTGCCAAGACCAGCAAACTGATTTAACTTATCACAGAACCTATCATATACGTCCGTATGAAATTCACAGTTGGCGACCTTGACGGTAGAGATACTTCTCATTTCACGATGGAACTCCTCATCAAATACTTTGTGATTGTATCCGAGAGGTAGAGACGAGTACATACCAAAGAAGTCTAGGTACTCTCTGTTAGTATTCTTGTCGAAGAGATAACTTCCATGACTTTTATCAAAGTCAATCCGCATATCCCAGAAACTCATATTAGTCGTTTTTATAGACATGCGATACGTCTTCTCTGCTGACTGCTAATCTTGCTGCGGGTTGATCACCAACACATTTGATACAATGCCATCGGTTCTTTGGAATGAAAACCAGATCACCCTTCTTAACTCTATGAACGGTTCCTTCAATCTCGAAGTCCCATTCTCCCTTTAGTATATACCACCACTCATTCCATGATGGATGATAGTGACGGCGATTACCCTCGCCGGGTCTTTGATGAATTACACAACAACTATTGCTCTCTGAATTTATAACACGATGCATCCACGAATCATTCATGTTTTTTTTTAAAAGGTCATCGAGGTTCGTGATAGTCTGATTCTCTTGTTCGAAATTCGAGGCCTCTACACCGTCAGTCTTTAGAATAGTAGGAACATGAACTTCTGAGCGAACGCCCGAGTGCAATTCTGGATCGTAGTATTGAACTTCCATCTTTTGATCGTTATCCATAGATTCTACGATTCTCTCCGCCAAAAGAAAGTCATCAACTGTATCAATATCAACTGATGCAAACCCAGACACTGGGAAGAATCCAGTCTTTCCATCCCCACCATGATATCCAGAGTTGTATCTCTCCATGTTCGTTTTATATCTGCGTGTTTCCCATGCCATCATACCACAAGCGTATGCCTTGACTGGAGTCAGGGATTGTGAAGGTGGTGTCTTTTCCTTCTGCTTGAAGTTCAATGGTTGTCCATCATAGAGACACTCGATCCGAACGTCTGTAGTAGAAATTAATGTTTCGGTGTTGCTATCGATCATGCAATCATAAAACTCTCGGATGGTTGATCCAAGAATAAAAGGTGAAGTCGGCAGGAATTGAAAAATCATACCACAATCAACTGTGTTAATAAAGTCTAAAACGAAGTCATCGTTCGTTGCACTATCTGTAGATAAACTATCAGGTCTTTTATAAAACTTAATACCATAGTCATCTGCAATTGATTTGAACACATCCGACTCAGAGTTGATGTAGATATCCTCAAGTGCAAACGCACCGGACTTTATCACAGACTCAATGATATAAGACACTAATGGTTTACCACCAATTAGTCTAAGATTTTTATTGTGGACTCTTTTACTGCCGAGTCGGGCAGGAATCATTGCAACAGATTTCATTATCAATCCTCTACAAAAAACATTTTATCATAACTAGAATCACTCAAGATGTCTTGGAAATATTTATCCACGATAATACGATCATCATTTGGATAGATATCGTTTTTGAAAAACAAATACTGCGAGTCAGGATCGTGTCGATCATTCTGATTCATTGCCAAATGTGATTCAAACTCCTTCACGCTTCCACCATCGGACAGATAACCAGTATCATACAACGTGCGGAAGAAATCCAACCCAAATAGATGGATGCTTTTCATATCAAAAGAAAGCAAGTCTACCAATGTGGTGGTTCCTGAATTGGGTCTGAACTTAACCTTTTCTTTGATTGGGTAGTATGTTTCATCCGACATCCAACGAGTGGGTAAAATAGAATCCAAGTTTTCAGATCTCTGTGGGTGTGTGAAGTATTCTGATTTAGGGTACGTTGAACAAACCATCTGAACTCCACATCTTTTCCACAACTCTCCGTCGATTGGTCCTCCGGCGTCAGGATAACCATCAAGTGTATTATACAATACATCTGTCCTTTGTCCAACATCTTTTTGATTTTTTATTGGTAACGCTCGGTTCAATCGGATCACAATATCATAAGAGTCGATCTCCTCACCACGCCCAGAATCCTTCAATGATGAACCAGACACAACCAACGCCACTGTTTTATTTTTTAGGAACTCTGTGTAATTCATCGTACCCCAGACAGAGAAGATCCATAAACGGTTTCGGATCCTTGAATTGCCAACAGGGGGTGTAACCAAAAGGATTTTAGATTATACTTCTCAACAAAATAATTGATCTCAAAATCAATTGGACCACAGAACCTATCAAGTCCTTCGGACATAATAGTAGCAGCACGTTTTGATATCAGATATAATCCAGTACCCCTAGTCAATGGATGTTCATAAAAATGTTGATCAGTGGTGATGCCATTAGGAAACAGGCCTGACGCTGCACACATATGAACGATGTCAACTTGCGGTGGCATACTTCCCATAAACTCAGAGAACTCATCCCCGAAATTTTCATTGAAGATTGTATCGTCTTCTGATACAAGTGCGTAATCGGAATCAGTTTCTACGAACTTTCGGTATGATTCCCGATGCTTCATAACTAAAGATGAAATAGGTCTACTCAATACCCGGAACCGAGGAGGTGAGGGATACATCGACATCTGCATTCTTTCGCCCCACAAAGAGGTATTCAGAATAGTTTCCTCGTATCCATCAGGTAACTCGTCACCATCGAAATCCAGAATCCATGTCGCATTTTTGATGCCAACACGATCCAATTCTTTTTCAAGTGGTTCTTTTCGTTCTGTTAGTTTCTTACAATGACAAATGTAGAATGGTATTTCGGTATGATTCATAGTAACCCCAACAGATCCTTTATTGCCATGCTGTATACGCTATAGGGACGGACAGAGTGACAATCAATATACTCCCCCGATTGTACCATACTTTTGTCGTATGTCCAGTTAGTTCTGTCAATTCTTCGGTTCAATGTCATCATGGGAATTGGTTGACAAACATCTCCACCAGAGTCCCTAAACTCACAGATCTTTCGTGACGAATGAACCTCATCAATATTCCACTTTGATAATGTTACGTCTTCCGGCCAGTTGTTTGGTTTATGTTCGAAGTTTTCATCAACCGAATCAGAAACCTTATGGCAATAATCTGCGAACGAAGACTCGATCTCCAAAACATCAGCAAAGACTTCACCTCTCGCCATGTTGTAGCAGATAGGAAAGTAGTCAGCGTTGCTGTTTAGGTTTGTCCATGTACGTTGGGAAAATTCTAAGACAACGGACTGCCAATACTTACGAGACATAGGAAACATATCAATGTCACTTGTTATCCATGTTGTATTTGGTTCTTTATGTGTGTACCACATTCGAGAGAGTTGTGCCTGAGTATGAATAGGAACTGTTTCGTCTACGGGCATGGAATGAACCTGTCCATGTTCGGTGGACGGTTCTTTCTCCCCGACATGAACAAGGACAGGTTCGATTCCCATTTTCTCTTTCCAGACCCATGACACCAACGGCCAGAAGTCTAGGTAGTATGGATTGTCGTCACACGACATGATCACTTTTGGCATAGTGCTTCCTCCAATACTTCTAAATCGTGTTTCCAGTTGCCTCCCGGTTTATCATTCTCGTCAAAACATTGTCCAACGAAATCAACACCGTCACTTGGTCGCTCTGTGATAGGGAAGTCCGTATCTGCAAAGAACGGATCGTGTACCATACAATTTTTCAGAGACAGAGGATGAATGTGTTTCCAAAGGAACCACTGATCCTGACTCTTCTCATCTGTCGCATTGAAGTCTTCCATCATTCGAACGATGTTTGGAACTGCTCCGCCTCGGCAACCCCACATTCCGCCGAGCATTGGAACGCCGTGGTACGGGTGATCTCGCATGATATGAAACTGTTCACCAGAGTCAACCCACTCGTTGATGGCGGAAACTTCTCTCGCACAGAAACGACAATCTGTGTCACGCGAAATCATGTGTGACACACTGCTGTCTTCTGCTGGTTCGAATCGCCAGAACATACCTAGCGATCCGGGTTCCTCTGTTCTCATTTCAGTTTGTACGTTCGGGAATAACTCAAGACTTCGAACGATGGCAGAGTCTACAGTATCGGCAATGTAGAATCTACATGTCCATTCGGGTAGCATCTCCATTGCTTGTTTTGCATTTTTAATCGCGCCAATCGTGTATACTGGATTGTCGCCCCATAATGAATAAGTAATCAATTTCACGTTACGATAGACTCCGTTTCCTCTGAGGACCACTGGTAAACGTGGAGGAAATCATCGAGAGCAACGCTCTCCTCCACCTTCGGATATAATCTCTGCAACCAATCAATGTCTTCACACGACTGACCAGTTTGTGGATGATACATGCTCTGGAATAGTTCTGATTGTGCGAGTGTTCTCTTCCACACGTTGAAATGATATGGGGGACGAAGTGTATCTTGAAATCCCTGCGAGTAACCATCTGCTGCGGGTCTTACTGGTTCGTGTGGATTGCCCATTTTCAAGAACACCCTAGCATGAACACCGTTGAGATAGCAGTCTTGATTAAATGAAATGACATCAGCGTTGGGATTTTCCTCTATAGTTTCCGTCAACCGTTCAATGTAGTTGTCCGCCACATCGTCGTCGTCATCCAACCATGCAATGTGTGTTCCTCTTGCCATCCGAAGAAGTTCATTTCTCTTCTCCCAGATGTGTAGGGACTTGTTATCAATAACACAAATGACTTCTACATCTTCTCGATCACCAATCTGGCCGAGTAGTTTATCCTGTAGAACCCTGTACTTGTCGAGTCTCGATGGGATCGAAAGCATCAACACACTAAATTTTATATCGTCTTTATTCTTAGGCATGATTAAGTCTCTTCGCTACTTCCTGAACATCAAACTGAAGTTCGTTCTTTCTTTTGTTGAAGACGCCGCCGTCCTTCTCGTACATCTCAGGACTTTCCTGCATCGTGTGTAGTTCATCAGATTCTTCGTGACCACCGGGAACCCACTCATGCTTGATGATACATGTTTCGCATACAGCAAATTTACCAAGCATCATACAGAGTTCTGTCATCTCGGTGTCACAATAAATGCTAGTATAGTCTGGGTGATACCAGTGTCCGATTGCATCGTATAGTTTCTTTCCCATTACTGGTAGAGTACACAGAGCATCCGGACGAAGACCATCATTAAACTTAACTGCTCCATCAAACTCTGGCCAAGTCTTTTCAAAGATCTGGTGGATGATATCATCATACCCTTTCAATTGGGGGATCATATCATCTGATGCCAGAAGTCCCACATCGAAAGTTTCGTCTTCCATGTTTGCATTACATGCTTCAATTTTAGTTGAGGAATCGCCGTAGTATGCAGTTAAGTTTACGCCACTTTCTTGTAGGGAACCAAACCATTTACGAACTTTGGGGTTGTTCATTGTCTTGTCGTCTTCGTCACATGTAATAACGAAACGCACATCGTGCTTACCAGATAGGTAATCGATGTACATTTCTAAAACTTGTTTGAATTTGTCAGGGCGGGAACGAGTAGGAAACTTGATCAAAAGTCGCATAATATAAATCCTTTTATTCTATTTAGTTCGACCTATATGGTACTTGGGACAAAGTTCCCAATCACCCTTTTCTTTATATGGAAGAATCTTTATTTGACTAATCGGAACCACTGGTTCTTCTGCCTGAGAAGTCTGGACTATCTCTAATAGTTCCCATTCCTCTAGCAATTTAGCAATCGTATTTCGTCTTCCTATATCGTTTTCTGCTATATCAGTTGGTAGACCGTCCAGTGCAAAGAGTTCTTTGAAGTGGACAATGTAATACTTACCTCGTTTGTGTAAGATATGACAGGACTGATACAACTTTTTTTCTTTTCTGGACGATACACCAATTCGTGTGAGCGTCTCTTTTATTTTCAAAAAATCATCGGGTTCGTATAATGTGATTTCGAGTAAATCACTAATTTCAATATTCGGTTGTCCCATTTGTATAAACTCCATAAAAAGGCACTCTATCCTTCTTATGTATGTTTTATGGGGTCTAACCGTCCCTTTTGGACATCATATCCACAATTTCAGACACAGTTTCCTTTGATAACACGTTCAGTGCTTCGCGGGCCTTTGCTTCGGAATACTCAAAGTAATCCATGACTGCTTGTAGATCGTCTGGATTCTCTCTCTTCAACCACTTACTGAATCGCTTTCTCTTCCTCAGAGAGTTGAGATAGAAATCGAACTGCATCTTCTTCGATGTATCTGGTCTGATGTTCATCTCATTCACATAAAAGATTGTGTCTGGGAAGTACGACAGGCAGCGATTCACAACGAAAGGGACGTACCCCTTCTCGATGGAATCATCATCCGTATCGAGAAGAGGCACCTTTGTGTGGTTTACCGCATTTAGGTAGTCACCAAGTTTAGTCATGAAATTTCAGTGTCCTTATCGACAACAGCAATAACCTGATCCTGCATTACCAAATCAAATCCACCAAATCCTTCCATACCCCGTGAGTAATCATACATTACATAATCACCCACCTTGTATTCAGGTTCCAGTTCTTTCCCATTAGGCAAAACAGCAGGCACACCGATCGAAGAAACCATACCAAGTAGATACTTTGGATGCTCCTTTGGTGTGTATACAACTCCTGCATCAGAGACTCCCGACTTCACATTTCTCTTAAGAACAACTTTCCCTCTCACGGGATAAAACTTATCACTCATTTAAATTCACACTCCAGCATCAGTTCTGTTAGACATGCAGTCAGGTTGATCTCCTGATCCGCAACGAAGGCAGACTTGTACTGGTAGTCTGCGAGTACCATGACTGCTTGAGGAATACTTTGCGGTGCAAAATGCTCGTACAGTCCATCGTAAATCTTCCGGAAGATCACGGCAGGATCGTTGTCGATACTGTCGATCACCCACTTGCGTACATTGGTGAACTCCTTCTTCTTCATGAAGGAGATCATGTCCTTGATCTGGACATCACCAATGTTTGCAAGGATACCGACATCGATTGTACCAGAAACAGAGTACCTCTGCAACTCATTAATGATGCGGCGGAAGTCAGGGAAATACTTGGAGATAAGTTCAGCAAGAACCTTCTCCTCATACACCACACCTTCAGCATCAAGAATTTTCTTGACACTCTCCATCAACTGCATTGCCAACTTGGGTCGGTCCGACTTGACAATCTTGAAGTCCACGTTCGTGCATCTGGAGTGCAGCGGTTGGATGATTCGATTCTTGAAGTTACAAGTCAGGATGAACCGACAGTTCTTTGAGAACTCTTCAATAAAACCGCGTAGCGCCGGTTGTGTAGACTGTGCATTAGAATAGTCGAATTCGTCTAGAATAACAACCTTCTTCGCATTACTCAATGAGATTGTACTTGCAAAGTTTCGAATCTTGGTACGGAGAGTATCGATGTTTCCATCTTCTGAGCAGTTGATCAGAATGTACTCAGCACCAAGTTCATTACAAAGGGCCCTTGCAATACTAGTCTTTCCACAACCGGCGCCACCCGACAGCAACAGGTTCTGTGCTTCTCCTACACGAACCATGTCTTCGAATGTCTCCTTGACATTCTCTGGCAAAATACAATCCTTGATTGTCTGGGGGCGATACTTTTCGACCCACAAGAAATCTTTATTGTCCATCAGTTACCCTTATAGGAAGAATCTGCTTCCAGTGCGATCCAATAACGAAGATCGTGTGTAGTAGAAACGAATTCACTCACACCACGATCAGTAATGTTTGCGGTGTACTCACCGGGGAGCATCTTGAGGTTCTCCATCTTGAAGAAGAAACAGAACTCTGCATCCGCTTCGAACGTACCTTCGACTTCAACACTGAAGTCATTAGTGGACTTGTCCTGCTTGTCAAGGACAGTGAGTAGAACTTCTCCGCCCGCACCCTTGATGGCAAGATCACTGACACCGAGAACAGAAGATGCTCGCTGAAGTTCGTTGAGAATATCAGTGGACATTGCGATAGACAGAACGCTGTCTGGCATATCAACCTTCTTGTTTACGGTAGAGAGTAACTTGGGTTCGCTGTAGTGGTACGTCACAGATGCACTCGAACTGTCGTCCGAGATCACCACGGAAGTATCACCGAAGTGAAACCGAGGACTCTTGAAAAGCGAGACAGTGCCAAGGAACTTGTTCAGATCCCAGATACCAATCTCAGTGTCAAACTCTTCTTCGATCGTACACTCAGACATAATGTTCTTGATCGGTGAAATGGTAGTGAGTTTACTGCCAGGTTTGATCAGGATATTTGAGTTGATCGTGGAAAAGTTTTTGAGGATGGTAAGTGTTTCTGCACTAACCTTCATTCCCTCAGTCGTCGTGGTCATATCGTTCGTCTCCTTCAAAGTCATATTCGTCATATTCTAAATCACCATGTTGTATGTTACGCATAAGATTTTTTACCTCATGCCGTTTTGCTTTTGCTTTCACAGTCTTGTGAAACTTCTTCTCTGCATTCTTCATCATGCGTTCGTCGTCACGATGGGGTTCTTTGCTTCCGCGTGGCATAGTTTGTTCCTCAGAAATCCTGAATGTTTTCCATCAGCATACGCAGTTTATTGCTGACAAAATAGTTAAATATATTGCTTCTTGCACCAATAGGAGATTCTTCAAACGCCTCAAGAATTTCCGTGACATACTTTTCCGGGATCCTGTCTAGATCTACGAGTTGAGAGTTTCTGTCCCAGTTCCTCTCAAATTCTACACCAAGATCTTCCTCTTGTCTATACAATTTTTCCAACTTTTTCTTAGAGATTGGACGCTGACGAATACCATCAACGAATACAGTGTCTGCCGACAACACATTGGGGATTCCGTCAGAGGAATCACCATACATGATGTGATCAAACAAGAATCGTTCTGGATCTTCCTCTACCAGAAAGTCTTTCTTTCTAAGGCAATACTGCTTGACATTATCAAATCGTTGTAACTGTTTGAAGTCTTTGTCCGAAGATACAATCACAACCTTTTCAGATGGACTGTACTTCTTTGCAAGGACGGCAATGATATCATCTGCCTCACATCGTGGAATTGAAATGTTTTTGTATGGGAATGTTTCCCGAATCTCTCGTCGGATTGTACCTAGAACATCAAAGATCTTATTCCAGTCGGCAGCATCTTTCTGTTGGTTCTTCTTTCTTCCTGCCTTGTATTGCGGAAAGATATCTTTTCGCCAACAGTTAGACGAGTCCTGACAGATGATAAGTTCACCGTACTCGGAGTAAAACTTATTGCGAATACTGCGGTAGATGTTTAAAGTGATGTGACGTACTTGATCTTCATCTAGATCCTTATTGCCACGAGTTTGTGCAAAGATACTAGACAAGACCACTTGGTTATTGTCAATCAAAATCATTTTCTTTTTGCTGCTTTCTTCCGGCGACTAGATGTCTTTTTTGCGATATTCTTATCGAAGGCATCTTGAGTCGTGATACCGGTCTTCTTTTTATTAGTCTTCTTCTTTACAGTCTTCTTGACAGAAGTCTTCTTCTTGAACTTCGCTTTCTGGATCTCTACCTGTTCATGGATGTATCGAAGGTGAGCATTTGCTGCCTGTCTCATAAACAAACGATCTTCTTTGTTACGGTTTGACTGCATCCAGAAGGCAACCTCAACTAGAAATTCGTAACCCAAATACTTCTTATCAAACCAGATCTGGACACGAAGATCCTTACCTCTCATAAACTGAGGATACTCTTCTGCCGGTGCAAGTTTGTAGGTACGAACCTGAAACCTTTTAGACATGATCTCTAATGCCTGTTTCACATAGGTTTCATAAGACATAGGAGAAGTTACGTTCAACCCAATTGGATTGTCACCGTTGTCCCATGTCTTCTTGATTGCCTTTTTAACGATCTTCTTCTTGGTTTTCTTTTTTCGCTTTGACATGCTATTATTATAACCCATATCTAGTGCGTTGTCAAGTAGTTTATTCGGGTTTGTAAAAAACCATTATTGGTTCATATTTCAGAAACTTGCCGTTTACCTGACAGAAATTCTTACACTTAGGCAATCCATCTTCGCCTATCCGGTTTTGTCCCGGCATAGATTCCAATGCCATCTTCAACCTGTATTTATAGACCAAACCAAACGACTCCAGAATATCCTTTGAGTCCTGTTCGAGTGGTAGGTAACTGCCTTTGATCAATACATCGGCAATATTCCACAACAGGTATCTACCGGGACGAAGATATTCAGCACAAGTTTCGAGAGTCGGTGCAAGGAATCCATGCCTCCATGAGTCATACGAACTGCCGTACTTCTTGTATGACTGGTTCTCATCCTCACTATATGCCTCACGATTAAAGTATGGCGGCGAAGTGAAGATCATATCCAACTTGCCTTTGTACTTTCTGAAGTCGGGGTGAATATGAACTACTTCAGATCCTTCCGAGAATATCTCGTAAGTATTCGTCTGAGAAAAGAATGGATTACTTCTGTATGTCTTGGTGTTGTAGAAATCAGCAATATGTTGATACTTACTAAGACCACTATCGGGAAAAATGTTATCAGGGTTGGGGTCGGTTCCAACATAATGAATATGCCTATCATCACGCACGGACATAGCGCCAAGAATACGACCACCCCATCCAGAAGAAGGGTCATAGATGTTGATCGTCTCTTGATCTTTAATGTGTTCAGTGTATCTTTCATACAAATACTTCGCTGTCATCGGCGGGAAGTTGACGGCAGGTTGGATGTATCCAATCCTGAAAGACTTCAGTCCTGCTGGGAAGACACGATTACCCTTCTTGTAAATACGAATTGCGTACAACCTATCGTCAGGAAGATTCTCGATATCAAACGTCGAGTGGTGACGATACGAAAGTTTGGGGATCCACTTCTCCAACTGCTCTTTTGTTAATTGGAGGATGTCTGTCTGTTGGATTTGAAAGTAACCACTGTTAAGTCCCTCACGGATCTTCACCTGCTCCAGAAGGAAGTCATATCCCTCGAACACTTCCGGACTAGTAAAGAACGCTTTCATCCAAGACTTGGCATCGGGAACATCAACCACGGAATACTTCGTACTAAACTTGATAGCAGAGAGTGCATGATTGTAGAAAGAATCACGACGAAGGTGTCGTAATGCACCTTTGTAAATCCTCTCGAACTTTGTGTCGTCGGCAAACAGATCATAAATTGAGTACCCATTATCACTATCACTGTAGTTGATTCTGGTCTTCATCATATTAGAGAAGAACTGATCTACCTCGACACCCATGCGTGACTTGTTTACAATCACATCGTCTTCGACATCAGACAGTTCATCTGTCTTTGTAAATGTGTGTACAGGATACTCAGCAAGTTTGTTCCAGTTGTCTATGATGACATCTTCGGTCTTACCCATACGAGGTGGACTGCCGGTTTCATCCCATGACTTGAGAATAGTTTTCCTCATCTCACCTACCCACACACGGAACTCGTCGGGTGTCATCGACAAAAGATCCTCAAACAGAACATTCATTTCTGATTCAACGACTGCTGTATTTTTTTCGTAAAAGGGTTTCATGCTCCAACATTCCAAAAAAGTGCGCCGGGACTGGCATGTTCTTTAATGAACTGCCATGCCTTAGCGTCATAGGTAATCGCTGATGGAAAAGGTGGTATCACCTTTGCGGGTTTATTAAAAGCAATCTCGCACTTGTACGTCTTTGCTCTTCCGTAATTTCCTTTGTGTCCAACGGTAACACAATGAAAGTCTGCATTTGGCCAAGCGAGTTGAAGTCCTCGCGTGAGGGTTCCTGATGAACCGACTGTCCATACTTCGTCTGGTCGAACATCGCACCGTAAAGCAACCCTAATGATGGAAGCGATAACAGTAGGATGGTCAAAACCAATAGGGAGTAATGCACGGCGGTTTCTATCTTCTGCAACATAATCTCTTGCTCTCTTTTCTGTGACACTCAACATCCCGTTGGGTATCCACTTCATTATAGCACCTTCATGTATTGCTTGCAACTGGTAATCATGAAGTTTATCCCATGCCCTTTCGGCCATGAAAACCACTGCCTTTTTACCATATCTGCGGCATAAGGAAGCAAGAGAAATCTGTGCGTACCCAGTTGCCGGAGAACTCCCATATACCCATTCTTCGATCTCCTCGTTAGATTTAATTAAGTAATCAGCGAATCGCATCTTCGATCCACCACCAAGTAGGTCATCACGAACAACTTGTATGCCTTCATGTTCTTCTATCACGGGATTGGG